GTCTTCTAAGGGTCCATCAATTGTATCGTTAAATTTTGGAGCCGTAGGAATTTTAATTGTATTATGATTGTCAAAATCATTCTTTTGTTTAATGAATTCTTTGTCAAACTTATTTATTCTTTCCGTTTGTAAATCTTCAAATGTAATTATTTCTTTTTCTTTCTCTTTTTCTTTTTCTTTCTCTGAATCTTTAATAATTTCACTTTTGATTTTATTAATAATAACAGAAATAAACATTTTATTAAGAGACATTAAATTTGGCGATGTGTCTTTTTCTTTATGATAAAACCCATTTATAATTGAATTGAATATTTCTTTTATTTTATCAATATAAATAACATTTTTTTGTACTATATCAGTATCAACTATTATTTCCCAAAGTAATTCAACATTACTATTTAGTATAAAATCGGATTTATTCATATGTATCTATTAAATAATATTTTATATGCTTTTAAACAATTATAAATTATCGTTAAAATATAATTTTCGGAATTTCTGCATATATTTATCTTTTAAAACATGATTTTTTAAATAATATCCAGTTACGGTATCTTCTAACATATGAACTATAAAATAAATAGAATAAACACCACATTCTGTGTTTCCATATTGGTGTTCAACAGGATAATTTTGGTCAAATATCATTTTTATGTTAAGTTGTTTACCTTGTTGTATTACCTTATCTACTAATTTTTGTATTTGAGGAGGAATCTTATTTCCTGCGCTATCAAAGAAAAATATTTTACCTTTTTTTATGTTTATAAATAATGATATCCAATGCTGTCCTGATTTATAGTGTGGGTCTGTATTAAAAATAAACCCTAATTTTGTTTTACCTCGTTTAAGTTGGTCTTCTAAATTTAAGTTACAAATATCATCCCAAACACACTTATTATCTAATAGTTTACTATCAAAATCAATTGGCGAAGGACCAAAAAACTCAAAACATTTATAAGCCTTTTCGTATTGTTTCATAACACTAGTTATATCAACACTAGATAGCCATTCATTAGGATTTGTTTTCCATTCTTTGGGAGACAACGGCGCAAATTCATCAATGAAACTTGTAATCTTATTGGATGATATAAAATTCTGTTTTAACCAACATGACTCTTTATTACAAATACCTTTCATGTATTGTCTTAAGTAATCCCAAATTTCTTTTGGGTTATTGGTATTAATCATTTTATCTGGATGTCGTATGTTCCATAATTCCTTTAATTCGATAAGTGATTTATCCGTATAACAACTAAAATTATTAATTTTATCAACATTTTTATCTTTGGGACTACATCTAAGTTTAATCATATTTTTAAGTGTGCTTTTATACTTCTGGTTTCGTCTTATCGTCCGCATTCTTTTTTTGGTCTGATATTTCATCATAAATATTATGTATATTTTTCTTTTGACGAATTCCTTTAATTCTTAAATTAGGGTCCTTTAGATTTATTTCTTTTTGAAGTGGTACAAACGGTTCATCTATTTTTTTAACAGTCTTTGTTATAAAGCCATCTAATGTATATCTATTATCCTTAATACTTTTCATCATTAAATTATTTATTTTTTTTGTTATTTCGGGTTCATTAATCATCTCACAATTTGTATTATCAATTACAATATTTTCATTAATTTCATTATAATCTTCTTGTAATATATCAGATTTATCTAAAGTTTTAAAATAATCGATACAATTTTTTACATAAATATCAAATGAGTGTTTTACATCTGAAAATGTCTCATAATCGGAATCTTGTAATAATTCTCTGGTTAATCCTAATATTCTTTTTCTATAAAAATGTTTATCCTTTTTATTTATTTTTATTGGAAGTGGTTTTCTTGAAATTGTTTTAGAAATAGGTTTGTTTCTAAAACAGTCGATTGTAAGTTGATTTATGTATGTGTCAGACATAATATACAATTATATTTAAACTATCAAAAGATTGCGTATAGGATTATAACCATAAATGTATTCAGCACCTAAATGAGATAATCCATGAATTCCAATTGCTAAAGAAAATAATAATGACAATACAATCATTTGATATGTTTCTATTTTTTGTATATTTGAATAATTTCTTAATAATAAAACGAATGAAATAAAAATAAAAAACGCATTTATTTGATGTAAATAAAATGATGGAATTCCAAATTCATTTCTCATATTATCATATAATAATATTTTATATTGGGTCTTGTATTTGGGTTCTGGTCGAATTATTAAATAAAGATAAGTTAGATTTTTCGGGTATAGGATTAAAACAATTGAATTTTTCCTCCTTAAATAATAAACTATGAGGTTGTAATGATTCGAGAGATGATTTAAATGAATACTTATATAAATCACTATTACTATTTGGAACATAAACAGATTGGTCACATTTTTGAAGTGCGAATATTTGTCCTTTTAAATCAGACTCTACATTTATATTTGATGAATAACCAGACCATGGTGAAACTGTATTTCCTGGATTAAACACCTTTTCTAAATTATAAGTTGGCATTTGTTCCATTTTTACTAAATTTTGTTTTCTAGGGTCAACAATTGGTAAAATTGAATATTTTGTCATTACAGGTCTTACACTTATATAAGGTTGTATTAATTGTGTTGGTAGATTTCTATCATATATTCGTGTATTGATTTCATTATTTCTATATGATGCTGTATTTGTAGTCATTAATATAATTATATATTTTATTTAATTATATATATTTTATCTACAATGATATTAAAAATAAAAATTAATCTTTAATAACAATGTGTGGTATTTTTACTCTTCTTAATTATGGTGATATAAATTATATAAATTTTATTAAAGAACAATTTATGAAAGGTAAAAATAGAGGACCTGAATCTTCCAGTTTTCAAAATATTGAGATTAACGCTATATTTGGGTTTCATAGATTAGCAATCAACGGTCTTGATAATATATCAAATCAACCAATTAAAATTGGAAATATTTCTTTAATTTGTAATGGTGAAATTTACAATTACAAAGAATTATATAAATTAATGGATATTACACCAGTAACAAATTCGGATTGTGAGGTTATTATTCATCTTTATATAAGATATGGTATAAAACAAACATTGAAAATGTTAGATGGAGTTTTTGCGTTTGCTTTATGTGATAGTCAGTGTTTTGATTCGGGGTCTTATATGCATATTGCTCGAGACCCATATGGCGTAAGACCATTGTATTGTTTAAATAATGAAAGTAAGTATAGGGAAACTATTGGATTTGCTTCTGAATTAAAAATGTTATCTGGAATATGTAATGAGTTTCCTAAACAATTTTCAGTTTCACAATTTAAACCGTCTACATATATATCTTATCATAAAAATAATAAGGCACTTAGTTTTTGGGAAAAAATCGAAAATGGTATCTACCATGAACCTATGTTTCCATTAAATAATATCAATAATGATATTAATTGGATTAATAACGGAATTCAAAAGTTTCTTATTCAATCGGTTGAAAAAAGATACTTAACGACTGAACGACCAATCGCATGTTTACTTTCTGGTGGGTTAGATAGTAGTTTGATTACAGCGTTAATTAATGAAATTCACAAGAAACACACCACTGAACTATTAGAAACATATAGTATTGGATTATACGGGTCTGAAGATTTACGAAACGCACGAATCGTATCCGAATATCTTGGCACAAAACACACCGAAATAATTGTTTCAGAAAAAGACATGTTTGAAATCATCCCTAAATTAATATATGAGATTGAAAGTTATGACACAACAACTGTAAGAGCCAGTATAGGTAATTATTTATTGGGAAAATATATTTCTAAAAATAGTAACGCAAAAGTTATATTTAATGGTGACGGTTCTGATGAATTATGCGGAGGGTATTTATATATGAGTTATTGTAAAGATCCTATTGAATTTGATAAAGAAACCCGTCGGTTATTGGAAGACATTCATAATTTTGATGTTTTAAGGTCTGACAAGTGTATTTCATCTAACGGTCTTGAACCAAGAACACCATTTTTAGATAGAAACTTTGTAAATTTTTATTTATCTATTCCGCCTTCTATAAGATGTCACTCGTATAATTCACAAGTAGAAAAATATTTATTAAGAAATGCGTTTTCTATTAATAATTTTAAAAATAAAGATGGAAACCAAATATTACCAGATGAGATTTTATGGAGAAGAAAGGAAGCATTTAGTGACGGAGTTAGTGGTAATACACAATCACTATACGAAATATTACAAGGATTTATTACACCAAATTATGATAAATCAATGAGTCCTATTTCTGCAGAAAAATTATATTATAAATCTTTATTTACTTTTTATTATCCAAATTCATTAAATATAATACCTTATTATTGGATGCCTAAATATACAAACGCAGAAGACCCAAGCGCAAGAACATTAGCGGCATATAATAAATGAACATGCTAAATATTATATATGGTAAATATATATGGTAAATATTGAATCTTCGATTTTTGTATTTCAAGAATATTTATTTTTGATATTTATTTTTTTATCATATTTGTTGACAGCAATTTCTATATTTAAACTTTCGGATAAAGCAGAAGAATATTTATATGTTTTAGATTATTACGCAAAAATATACATTTGTTTATTTTTAATAATTCGTTTTAATCCATTAATACAAATAAAATTTACAAATCATGATCGACGAGTTGCGTTTAGTTCTGGATTATTTTTATTGTCAACGTCAGCACTTAATAATATATTAATTAAAATTAAATCTTTCAAGTTTTGAATTTGTCACTTCATATATTTATTTTTGATTGGTATAAAATAATTATTTCTTATCTTTTATTATGAAGACAAAGAATACTAAAAAAATAAATGATAAAACTCGAAAATTAAAAAAATATAATAAATCACGAAGTAAATCGCGACCTAAATCGCGAAAATCAAAAAGAGGTGGTAGTATTATTGGTAGAGGCAAGGATGGATTTATTATAGATACAATAATGTATGATAAATATAATATAAATAATGGGTATGTATCTAAAATATTTAATAAGGGAATTAATGTAAATAAAGAATTAAATGATAGATTAAAAGAAATCGACCCGGATGAAACACGATTTTTATATTATATTATTCCTGATAGTTCATTCAATAAAGAATTGCTTGAAAATAATGAAGATATTAAGGAATATATAAGTCAAACTAACTTTTTATTCGACGCTTCAAATGATGTTGTATTTATTAAAAAATTAATTCCAATTGATACATCTAAGCTGACCAGACCACAATACCGTTATTTAAGAAAATCACTTGAAATATTACATGAAAATAATATATCTCATGGAGATTTAATTGATAATATAATGCTTGACCCTAACGACAAGAATAGACCTATAATTATTGATTGGGAAAACGCAAGATTAAACGCAACACCCCTAGATAAAGAAATAGATTATAACGCTTTTATGAATAATTTTAAAATACAATCTCTTTAGTCATTTCAAAATCCGTTTATATCCACCTATTTTTTGTAATATAAATCAAGTAGATATATTGTTTAGTTCTATTTTTTTTTTATTAAAAAAAATTTGTAAATGGTAAATAATTTGTTTTGATATTATTTTATCAATGTCATAATCATTTTTATTTTTATAATTGTCCTTAAACTTATACATGTTAGATATTAAACATTTGTTTATGTCAATATTTTTTTCAAAACTAAAATATAAAACGCTATTATTAAATCGCGTTATAATTGTGTCGACAATTAAATTATGTATATATGGTTTTATATTTAAATAATAAACATTCTGATTTCTCATTTTTCTGTGGTAAGTATCATCTAAAAAAAATATTTTAAGATCGGA